ATTTCCCAATTTGGGAAACGAGTTAGTTTCGCTCGAACCCTTTTAAAATAAGGAGAAAATTATGGACAATACTATTAGATTAGTTGAAAAGTTTATTTCCTCCGACGAAATAAAATATTCCAGAATTTTAAAGAAAATAGAAGACATATATATCGAAAATGTTCAGAAAAAGAAAACTAAATTTCCGGATCTCGGAAATAGTCTCGGATTTGTTAAGCCTCGGTACAAAAGGAGCAGTAACTGCCCTATTCCTTGGATTGACACTGAAATTTGGGAGAATTTCAAATCATCACCTGGATTCAGTTATCCAAAGACAATTAAATCACAAAGTATACGTTTCACAAGTTCAGAAACAGTACACACAATCGGATCTGAAGAAAGACGTAGATTCAAAAGAGAATCAGAACAATCAACTTCAGAATGCATCAACCATTATACAGCTAGGTCGAGACAGTTATCTGTTGCTCAAAGACGTTCTATTGGATTATCGGGAATACAAGCAGCCCGAACTTTATCCATCATCTCAGAAGGTAATGGGAGAAGACATTCCCCTTCGACAAGACCTGACAGAGTAAATGACTGTGTAATGGGTACCTCTAAAAACACTAATTCAGGCTTTCCTTTCTTCAAGAGAAAGAATAGCACATTATGTATTGAAGATACTAAAATTTGGATAAGAAATATATTTGAAAATCCAAGTTATTATAGTATCATTAAGAACCCGTTGTTTGAAATGCCAACGACTCTGTTTTACAGAGTACAACCATCAGTAAAAGAAGAAGAAAATACTATCGAAGTTAAAATTCGACAAGTTTGGGGAATACCTCAAAGAATAGTAGCTTTGGAATATTATTTCTTTAAGGATATACTTTCAAGTGTTTATGAAAATAATGTATTTGGAAGTAATCCAGTTTATTCATCAGGACTAACAAATTATGAAATTAGTTTACGAATTATAAATAGATTACGTAACTTAAAGAATAATTCTATGAATAACAAAAATTTGTATTCTATGGACTATGGTAAGTTTGACAGAACCATACCAAATTATGCAATAGATATTTTCTATGCTATATGTAGAGGAAATCTAGACTTAAGTGAAAAGGATGATAAAATATATAATATGCTAAGATTTTATATAAAATTTACTCCTTTTATACATAATGATAAACTGTTTGTTAGTCAGAGAGGAATACCATCAGGTTCATATATAACTAATTTATTAGATACATGGTGGAATTTGACTCTTTGGAATTTATCATATAACTTAAGACAATATTATACAACAAACCTATCAGACTTCCTGAACAAGGAAGAGTTCTTTGAAAAGAGAATATCAGAATATCTGTTGAATACGAATTTCATAAGATTTGAAGACCTCGGAATTTGTGGGGATGATTCAATAGCTTATACTGATCACTTTCATATAAAGATCTTAGAAAATTTATGTGATAGTTTAGGAATGAAAATAACGACAAACGTTATTACAAAAGAACCTTACGAAGATATGTACTTCTTAGGTAGGAGATGGGATTGGTTAAATAGACCAATACAATCTGACCTATACTTTATAGGGCATCTAGCTTTAAGAACAAAATTTTATAATAAAGATGAATTAGAGATAGATGTGTCGGAAGATCTTGAAATAACAAGAATGCTATCAATAACACTACAATTCTATAATGGAATGGATTTTCTAGAAAGATATTTCACTAATCATGTGAAATTAAACCAATTTCTGGAAGGTAGTAGTGGATTTTACTTACTAAAAGAATGGCCAATAACTGATGGATATCAATATATAAATAGGATAGATGCAATGTCTTGGACAAAGTTTTAAATCCGGG